AAGAGCTCCGCTTGGATAAATTTCAAATGAATTATTCCCAGTGTTATAATCCCCACCAAAATAAACCTTACTGCTCAACGTGTTTCCGGCCCCCATGGCCACCTCAAACGGAACACTCTCTCCTGTTCTAAACCCCGGAGCTAAACTTTGATTTGGATCAACAATAAGAGTGTGGTCAAGCCACTGAAGGCCCGTCGTATCATAGGTAGAAAAAACAGGGACGGCAGCTGCGCCACTATACGCATAGTCCTGCATCGTCGTGTTAACAGAATAGAACCTTTTATCAATTCGGGTGGTACCTGTTCCGTGGACTATTGCTGAGGCACCCGCAATTGTGGGCGTATTAACGGCAAACGAATCAGCAACACCTCTTAGGTTGCCTGTTTCTTGCAAATTAACTCTATAAGTAGCAGCCCCCACCTCTTTCATCCACTTGGCGACAAAGGTAGTCTCTGTTATTTTATTAATAGCATCCCGCTGTGGGACAACCACACCCTCTAGCCCGCTAGGCTTAACATTATACTCTAAAGGGTTGATGGTAAAGGGCTTAACGGAAGATGGCGCATAATAAATTTCCCCACTTCCATAATTATCTTCAGCATTAAGAGCGTAAAAATAACCCGACTCTGAAGGGGGCTGTATCTCTACATCAAAAGAAGGAGTTCCTTCTTCAATACTGAAAGATTGAGCAAAGTTATAATAGTTACCCGTGGAGCCAGTATACTTAACCTCAAAATTTTCCGTATCACTTAAAAAAACATTTAACTTTGAAATTCCTGATGTTTTCGCCAAGGACGGGACAATTTCAATGGTTTCTCCAACTATAAACGTAGCCCCAATTACATCAGGAGGCGGGCTTGTTAAAAAATAAATACCAGTATTTGTACGGTTATAATAATCATGAGCTACCACTCTTAGCCTAAACCGTCTAGGGTCACTAGCTGGAATATTAAGTCCTGATGAATTTTCAGCAGGAAGACCTCCAAAAGCGTCAACAATCTCATTGACCCCTAAAGAGTAATAATTGTTTCGATAGTCTCCTGTTTCAAGCTGTTTAACCAACTCTCCTGTTTCCGAATAAATAGCAACCTCAAAACCTTTAAAAGGGGTAAATGTGGGGAGTTCATCTGGAGAAATGACAGCATCTGTAACAGGGTTAACTAACTGCCAAGTGATAGTTGGATCTGTTTTAAAAAACTGACCGCTTGCAACATGAACCGCGCTGTTTATTCCGCTTCCTGACATAAAAAGCGGTAAACCAGCATTGTGATAAAAAGGCTCCTCGAGAGGAGTGCTTCTGACCTCGTTGGTTACCCTAAATCCCGAAACCTTTAAGGCTGCCCCAAAGTCTTGAGGCGACTGTTCTATGAATTTAGTAAAAGGCATTTTATATAGAGGGTAAACCTGTTGACTCTAACTTGTAATTCGCATCGTATCTATAAATATTAAAATCTGTATAACGATAACTATTGCGGTCCCCCAAATAAACCTCAAAACTGGTATTGTCATAACCGTCTAATGAAAATCTTATTTTCTGTCCATCTTTATACACTTCAATCAAATACCCCCCTGTGTTTTGGGCTGTAATCTCATTAGGGCCTATCAACCCCGAAAAATCCACGACCATTTTTCGCCCATCTTGATTGCCCTCATAAAAATTAACCACAGTAGAAGGGAAAAAAGCGTCATACACAACCTTTTCCGCGGTATAAACTATATTCCCTGCAGCATCTGTCAGTTCCAGAAACAAAGAGGCGGGAACTATAGAATAAGCAATTTGACCCGGCTCCCCCTTTAACGCCGCAGGAAGATCTGAAATAAGCAAAGATCCAGCTTCCGACTGTTGGTTCGCTGTCAAAGCCTTAGACCTGTCAATAGCATTAAATTTAGTACGATTATACATCATCCCCGTTACTCTGTATTCGTTTTGGCTGTTTTCAACCACTCCTAGCACACGATATTCCAATGGTTTAATTTCGTACCCTGTGTTAGTGTTGTTCACGGCCCATATATTCCCCTTATTAATTAAATTAAAATCTGTGTCAGTAACCTCGCTAATAGTCACTACCCGAGTGTCAACTACAGAAGCGATTGTAAATTCTTTAATTTGGGTTTGCCTCGATTTACCGAGCTCCTCATCCGACATTCCCGATGGATCTTTTGTTTGCATTCTCCCCCCTATTTCAACTATTCGCAATTTATCCTGAGCTTCCTTGTTTAAGGTTCGTACCCCTGTGGTTGCTTTAGGGCAAATAAATGCAATTTTTTGACCCACAATATCCTCCTGAATACCTTCGTCAAGAGTAACGGTGCTGGCTGAATAATCTATATCTATAATGCGACCTCCGTACCTTTTACTTGTTTTTAATTTGTCTTGTACCTGAATAACGTCCCCGGGTCGCAAATAACTTCCCTCCGCCCCCGTACTAAACTGACAAATGTCCGTTTCGGTTTGGTTTGTATATAGCATCCATTTCGCCAGCCTGTGAGCTTGAGCCTGAGAAGTACACCCTAGCGCAATGACCTCCTTCTCTAAATAACCGTACTCTCTTATGGCAATAGCATCTTCAGCGTATTCAGCTTTAGGCTTAAACCGGTCTTGAGCGTCGTTATAACGCACCACCACCGAAGTAACTCTAGTGGTAGACGCACTTCCCGCATAGTTGAAAAGACCATCTATTACATTAGCGTTAGAAAATAACATTACCGCATCTTTTTCTCCGTCGTTGGCCGCAAAAAGATAACCAGAAGACCAATAAACCATCCCCCTAAAAATAGAAGCAAGATCATTAAGAGCTTTATAAGCGTTTTGCTGGCGATCAAAATAAATACTACAAGAAAAACGCGGCTCCAAGAGCGGTAAATTATCTTTAAATTGTGTGGCACACTGACCGCTCACTACTTCAGGGGTCAGCGGCTCTCCAGCTAGCATGGTTTGATAGAAATCTGAATTGTTAGCCGTATTGTTTAAAAACTCATTCAAAATCCACTGCTCTGGAGTAAGGGCGTTGGTCCCCCCTGCAGCCAGACTATAATACGCCTGTTTTAGATAAGGGTAAGTACTAAAAATTTGATTGCTATTTATACGAGCCAACAACGTAAAAGTGAAATTACTATTAGTTGAAGAATATTCCGGCTTATATACAATGCGTTCATAAGCCTGATCCACATCAGTTCCAGCGCTATCCTTTAAATTAAACAAACATACTTTTGAGCCGCTAGGAAATTGAGTGATCCAATCTGGCCCCGTTAAATTAGACCCAGACGCATCGATTGTTACCTTCACCCCTCCAGAATTAATGGTAAAGTCCTTTAACGCAAACAGCCCGGAATATCCAGTGGGAACCAGCTCATCACAATACTTTCCTATAGTATATAAGTTCCATTTGTCAACATAAGAATCCCGAAAACCATATTTCCCGACTCCATATCTTTTATTAATAGCTAAATCATAAAAAATCCATGCAGGGTTAGATGTCCATTGCTTATCCACACTAAACTGACCGTCCCAATTTCCTGTATAACCTCTTGAAACGGGGTTATAGTTGGATGGAACGACAATCTTGGCCATTTTTAAATCGAAAGTGCGCCGCGGGGGTTGAGAAAAAGAACGAGCATCAAATATCATTCCACATGTAGCGGTATGAGGATAAGTGAGGCCGCAATTAACTATTTCTGTGATAGAATTGCATGACAACTGCTTGTTTATGGCGGGGCCATTTTGAAGCGGGATTTCTCCATCCAAACGCCAAATAGTAATTATGCGATTTCGTTTATTGACCGAAGGAGGCAAAGGTATATGATAAGTTCTTTCATAAGGGCTGGTGGCTATCCCCTCAATAGCACAAAATATCATACCTTTTGAGCCCCCTCCCCCTCTTATGGCAGCAGGAATAGGAATATCGTCGTTTTCATAACCCATTTCGATGACAAAATTAACTCCGGTGGGCAATGTCTTCTGTTCCTCCTCGTGGCCGGTGCTGATAACGGCTTGCATGTTCACTTGAGCTGCAACCACTTCGTTATTATGGATGACATGATTAACAACAACGATCTGATGGCCTTGTTTTAATGCGATTAACCTGTCCCATGTGATAGAGTCTGTTATGGGGTAGGCAAAATTGCCAAGGTAAGCCTTTTGTTTAGTATTCCAGATTACAGTGTTTGAGTCGGTAGTACTTCCCGTGTCAATAATTTTGGTTAATGGTTTAACTTGCAGGTTGCTAGCAGCCACTTGACCCATTATTCCCACCCCAGACAAATTAGTCGAAATATTTAACGTTTGGGATGCGTTATTAAAATTAAGAGAAGGGTTTTTGAATCCAGAGTAGAGCCCTTTTTGATTAGCCGTTCCCGGTTTGAAATCAGCAAAAACTCTTGCATAGTTCAAAGTGTTAGAGTTGGTGTTTTTCACCGGAACGTCGTTCAGTAATATTCCACGAAACCCATTTTCATTAGATTTAGGGTTTGTGTTGCTTAAATCTATCAATGATCCATCTTGATCACACAACCCCTCCACCTCTCCCTCGCAAATTGCATCAATGGTTTTATATACCCCGACGGACTCCAACCTACCCCCTTCCTGAGCGTAATGAACCCCTTGACATATATCACGGTACTGAAGTTTGTCATAAATTGAAACGTAGCTCGCAAAATCATAAGAAGACGCGAGAGCACCAAAGTCAGGGTTTTGAGAGACCAGTTCACGGTAATTTTCCGCCCACACTTTAGGGCGATAAATTATATCGAGCGCATTAACATTCTGTATAGTCTTTAAACCCACAGTTTCGTCTTACCTTAAGGTGTTGTAGGGTCCGTGAGCAATAATCCATCGTTTGGGCGTGTGTTAGCATGTGTTTGTGTAGTCACATCTCCAAAATCTGCGGTAAATGTACTGTATAGCGCACTATCAAATATATATTTATCAACAGCAAAACTATTAACAGATACCGTCCTACTTCCTACTATAAATCTTCCGTAGCCCACGGGAACCGGCAAGCCCTGTTTCGCGACATTTTCCGCTTGCCCAAAAATAAAGGAACTTGTGGTAACTATCTCAGGGTCGTCAGGTTCCATCATTTTTGAAATCAACAAACTTATACCAAACGATAAAGCGGCCGCCAACACCGCCCCTACTATAAAGACGGCCACCTTCACTCCAGTTTTTATTCCAATTGCCGCGACAATAGCTGCAGAAGTAGCCGCCACAGCTCCAAATAAAATAGGAATAATTCTTACTTTTTTGTTTTTAACGTTACAAATTAAATGAGAATCTACCGAAACCTCCCTGTTGTCCACAAAAATCGCAAAAGCTCGTTTTTTTGAGTTTAAAAAATAGCTTCTTAATCGACTGGTATTTGCCTCAATCGCATTTAATGTCTCTTTTAACGTTTTGGTTTTGAAAGAAAAGCGCCGACCCAATACTTGGCCCAACCTTCCCTCTAGAAAAACTTCAGTCATGATAGTATATTATACACCTTTATAAAGAAAAATAAATGGACTTCTTAACTTTTGGGTCATAAAAACAAAACTCTCTATTTTCCACTGAATATACCATATTAGGAATGGCAGCTTCTTGGGCGGAACAGAGGTCAGCGTCACTTAAGGTAGCTCCCCCTTTGGGGTGCGAATGAAAAACGCAGGAAATATTTTCTATTTTATCGAAATAATAACGAGGAGGAATCAAAAACGTCGATTTAACGTCTTGAGCTCCATTTTTAATAAAGAAAAGCTTGTTTTCGCAAATAAACCCGCACACTTCAAAAGTGCAAGCATCTGCTACTTTTTTAATATTTTTTAAAAAATTAACGCGCAAAGCGATAAGCCTCTATGGACGGGAACCCCCCGAAAGGAAGCCCGTTGTGGTATTTCCCGTATAACGCATAGCGACACCGACAAGCCTCAAGATTTTTAGCACATTGATCTTTTCTCCACGAATCTAAAGCTATTCGAGGATCGGTAGAGGTAGTGGCCGTTTTAATACATACAAAAAAGTCATCAGGACTATCTGTCATATCTTGCTCTGTGTTGGTCACGTCGTCTTTAGCTAAATTAAAAAAACGGGATCTTAAACGAACCACATCTCCGACTACGTATTTTAATGTGGCCGCTTCATCATCCACTAATGTTCCGGTGAGTTGGCCATACAAAGTAGTTACGCCTGCTGTAGACCCAACAATTACCGATGAACCACTAAGGGTACCTGACAAAGCTGGCACCCCTTGAGAAGAACCGCTGCTAGTGGTAAAAACGCTTCCATTGCTAAAGGTAAACGCAGTATTAGGTAAAACGTTTGCGTCCAAGCCTTCTATTTTGAACCCAGTCCCAGCAAACGTATCGTAAGTTCCCGCGGCTTGAGTGCCCCCTCTTGTGGTAATAGATGGGGCTACGCGATCTAACTTAAATGTTCCACCATTCGCAAAAACTAATGTCCTATTGGTCAGAATGGTAACGCTTATGGGATCAACCACTATGCTTTCCGTCAAAGAACATGTAATTGAAGCGTCGCCATTACCCGCGTCACTAATTTCTATGGTTGGGTTAGAACGTGAATAGTTTATGTCAGTGACTTCCCCTTTCAAATAATCACTTCCAGCGGTACCAATGCTAACCGCATTGATCACCCCTCCGCTGACCGTATAAGTTCCGGCAAAACTAGATCCGCCGTTTTTAGTAGCTACTGCAGTTAAAGTGCCTGCGCTGTAACCGGTTCCCCCCGCTGCAATAGTTAATGACTGAATCCCGCTGGTGTAGCCACTTCCGTTGTTAACGGTCACGCTGGTGGAGATTTTATTAAAATCGCCGCACCAATTTAAATTTAAATTATATCCGCTTGAAGAACTAAATAATTTGTTTTTCTCGTCTGCAACAGGAAGCCCTAAAAGGCCCATTGTTTGCTGTTGAGTCATTTCGGTATAACCCGTCGCGTAGTTATTGCCCCAGTCTCCGTGAGATCTATAATCTTGAAAAAAGTACTCAGTGTTGCCCGCTACGGCCCCCTTGTTGGGTAATGTCTGGCTGTGATCTGAACGTTGCCCATACAGACACCCGTCTCCTCTGTATTTCCATGGACAATACCCTGCAATCATAACGCGGGCAGGTACCTTTACATCCTCCAACTCTAAAGGAGAAACAAGTTCAAACTCAATCACATATTTATTTTCTGTGATTTTTTTGTTAACCTTGTAAATGTCGTCATCAAAACGCGACTCTGGGTCTGGAACCCCAAAAGGGTTAATGTTGTTGGGGAAATTTTCGTTGTCCAAAAATTTTAAATATATTCGCTTACGAATGATGTTTCTTCCCACCAAATCTCCCCTTTTTTTAATTATATCCGAAAAAACACCTTGAGGGTTAGCTATGGTGAGTTGTGGGCGGGGAAGTTGTCCGTCCCCTCTTACTTCATAGCCCGTGGCTTCAATAGGTAACGAATAATAAGTTTGCGCCTTAAGGACAATGTTCTTTATTCCATTTTTCCCCGGATGAAACCTGTAAAACCCATCCTGTTCGCCCAAGTCTATTTCAAACAACTCTATAATTGTGTCAGGCTCAAGGTCAAGCAGCGACGCGTTGTGTAATTGTGTTGCCATAACTCTTAACTATCGAAAACAATAAAACCCCCAAATCCATTACCATCAGAAAGTTTATTGCGAAACTTTTCCCTATTTTTGTCTAAATACTTTTTCTGTGTATCAGTGTAATCGGGAATTTGTGAGGGAATTATCGTTTGAATTTTTAACTCCTTATTGTTCAATAAGTTTGTGACAGCCTCCCTTTCTTCGCGCTTAAGCTTTCTATTGTAAATTAGTATTTGGCCAATTCCACCCTTCCATTGATGGGAAGTTTCTATATAAAGAGGCATGTTTCCAATGGTGGTGGCTTCGTTACTTGGGCCACCCAATATTGGTTCATCTATAAAACTATAGAGTTGATCGGCTACACTGAAATATTTGGTAGATATATTTAAACCATCCCTGTGTATATTTCCTAAAAAAAGCGAACCAACTTTTTCGTTTGATACATTCCATATATACGCACGGTTATCAGGGTATTTAAATGCTTCTTGATAGGCTTCAATGGTATTACCGTACCCTACCCCCGTATTATCAAGTGCTGAACCCGCCTTTGTAAAAAATTGAGATTGGGTTGAATAACTCCACGTCCCCTCATTGGCGCTGCTGCTCCATGCCCACGGCACACGACTCCAAATAAACTGACCGCTGTTATAATACCAATTATAATCAACATAACTCATAGGAACTAAATAATAAAATATATCGAACCCATCCATTGCGCTTTCTAACTTTCCGGCCCCTGTTACGCCTTTTATCTTAAGCCGTTTATCCACAGCGGTGACGTCCAACGAATTATGCTGCCCAAGGTTGGTGTCAAAATGAACGCAAGTTTTATTTGAAAAATATCCGGCTGGATGAGCTGTATTGTTTTTTTGATAAGTTGGAGCCGAACTAGCTGCGCTGCTGGCATCGTACTGTACCATATAAATTTTAGTAGGATCATTAACTGAATTCCACCTTTTTACCGCATCACCATCTTCAGCATCGTCAGTACCAGCGGCATCTTCATATACATTTTGAGATGCATCGAAATGGGCAACAAAACCTCCCACCTCATCAAAAGAACTTATGGCCAATGATGGACTGGATGTTAATCCAACAGTTAACAGTTTGCTTCTAAAATTTGCGCGTGTGTAATTGCTATTTCCGGTAGCATCTAGAGCTCTCCCCGCTTTACCGCCCGCTGTCGCAAGAGTTTGGTCTGCGTCTACGTCAGCGTCAGGTTGAAAAAAATCATCAAAATCAATACTAATTCCATTTCCTCCGTCCAAACCAATCCCACCGCCAGTTGCACCCGCTGATTTCTTGATAGCACTATCGCTTCCAAGACCCACTTTTGCAGCAGAATCCCTCAAGAGACTGTTTATAGAAACTTCTCCAGTTCTTAAAAATGTGCCGGGATAAGAAAGACCGAATCCTTGTCCCCCTCCCCCTACCCCCCCATCATGTGATCCGATGATATCTCCAATAGAAAATTCAACAGGATACCAAATAGGCATCCCGTTTCCCGGTACATTTGCTCCAAGCATCTTAGCTCCCACAACTTCTATTTGAATGGTTTCTTTGGAGGTGTCAGGGTTTTTATGCAATCCTCTGCTTAATTTCCCTTTTCTAAACATGGTTCCCGTGTTCGTCACCCCTTTGTTACCCCCTCCCTCAAGATTAGGTATAATACCATTAAAAGCTATTTGGGTAAGCTTGTTTGTTTTTAAATTTTTTATCTTAGGTTGAATAAAAGGATCCCCTGCGCCTCCGCCACCCCCTCCTCCTGCGATAAGAGCGTTTTGGGCTTTAGTGATAGTGAAATTATCAATATTAGCGTCAGAGATCCTAATGGCCGCACTTCCATCTGAACCTGCTGTAGAGTCAGTTATTGGACCGATTTCCAACCTTTGGGAATCTTCTGGGATTGTCGGGTTAACATTAAATTGTTCTATACTTACATGGCCGCCGTCCCCTCCTTTACCCCCCATTCCCATTACCATAGAATTTTCTTCTAGAATCAATACTCCAGTTAATTCTTTCGCAAGCTGGGCTGGCGATAAGTCGGTGGCCGCGCTATTCATTAATCGTTTACCAGTATCGATAGCAGCCTTAGTTGAGTCAGAAGAACCTACGACAGCTCCTTGCGGTACTATCCACTTTATACCACTATAAGTAAAATTGCTATGACCCGTTGTCATATAATTTATATCGACGCCTAAAGTTGTAAAAGCGTCCTCCATGGCACCGCTTAGATTAATATTTTCTGTACCATTTCCTAAATATATATCTAAAGATTGAGGGTCCTGCGCCTCAATTTTTATATTACTGGAGCTCGAAGAAGGTAAGGTGGTATTTCCGCTCTCCAAACCCGCACCTACATCAGCAGGGACGTCCTGAGTAAAATCAGTTACTGGGTAAGCGTATACCCATGGGCTCTCATTACTTCCCGGCTGTATTCCCGGAACTTGGCTTATGAACTGAGATTGAATGCGATAATAATAATCGCTTCCAAATGATCTCGTTACCCCTGTTTGGCCATAGGAAGTTTCGAGGTTTGGAAGAACACCTTCCTCTCTTTGATAAAGCTGGGCTATACCAGTAGGGGTGGCATACTTTCTGACATGGAGAGTTGTTGCGGTCCAGTATCCGCCCCCATTTTGGTTCGAAGGCACCGAAATATCCTCATATTTAATATTAAAATAACCCACCGTACTCCAAGTTCCTGTCGCAGAGCTGGTGTCCGTATCTATATTAGTGGCGCTATCTATTTTATAACGACTTAAATAATAACCGCTGGAAGGGTGTTGCCACTGCAATTCGGTGTGAGGTTTTCCATTTGTACCATAAGAGCTTTTAGCTAAAAACCCTGACGGCTTAGACGGTAATTCCTGAGATATCACAGGCCCCCCCGTCACTTGACCTGTAATATTTATCTCTATAGACCCTTCTGGATCAGTCTGCCCGTCATACTCCGAAACAGTATTGAGTGTCAATTGACTAACAAACAAACCGTTATGATCAGGTCCAGTGGAAGTCGCTTGGTCAACAGGTCCACTGACAGAATTTACAGTAGCAGTAAAATCAAAAGGAATAAATTTACTTTCTCCCGCTAATATTTTTATAGGGGTCTCTAGTCCAGAGGGAAAATCATAAGTATCAACAAAAGTATCCTGTCTTGTCATGGAAGTAGAAATAGGATAATTTCCACTGTTTGTTAAATAAAATCCAGTTCTAATTGTGAAGCCGGTAAAACCCGACAACAACATCCCAGTGTTGGCAATAAACTCATTACCTTCTGCTCTATTCGTAACTGTAGACGGCACTGACATAATTAACTAAAATCCGCCACAAAATAAGGGTCGACGGTAACCAAACTACTGAAAGCTACATTTTTCCCAAGCGTGTTGAGTGGGGTTTCTATTAAATTTACACTCACCGTATTGTTGTTTTTATAATTTATTTTATGTTCCCACTGTGGGCAAACGAAAGCTTTCCCTGTTATATCATAAGGGGCCGGAGGTGTAAATTCAAACATGTGATGCCCTTTGTGGGTTTCGAGAAAGTGAACTACAGCTTTGGCCTCTTTATCGTCCCTCCCTTCCAGTTCAAACTGAATATTTAATATCGATTTGTTTAAACCGTCTTGTGTTCTTATTGAGTAATCGTTTTGCGATGTTTGTTTAATGTAACGAGGAGACTCCGGAACGGATACCCCTTGGTTTAAAGAAAAATAAAACCTATCTTTAGTCCATAACGAAGTATCCCCCGTTGGAGAATTAGTGGTATCTGCAACTGTTTCGGTGGCCCCAGTGTAATAATACCATCCCGATTGATGAATTTTAAAACGATCGTTTGCCTGACCCCCGGGAATAGTTCCGCTTAAATAAGTAATATCATGTGTCGAATAAGAATTTCCTTCAGCAAAATAACCTCGGGTTTGCTGAAAAGGAATGTAGTATCCCTGCCAGTCCATGGTTGATGCGTTTTCTTGAGATAATACTGTGTTAATAGAATTGACGTCTGGGTAATCAAAAGCACGAGAAAAAGACTCAATATAAAACTCTCCGCTTTTGTTGTACGGCTCAAAAGGCGTATAATAAATACCAGTATAAGCCCCAGTGTCTTTTTCTCCTTTATTGAAAGAGTCTTCAAAAAGATGGATTAAAGCTTTAGATTCTTTGTCGCTCCTTTTGTTGTAACTCACGTTGAGTTTTACTGAAAGTGCGTTCTCACTTTTAGCGAGAAGGTTGTAATACCCATCCCCATAAGCTACATTATACGCTTTGTTCTCATAAGACACCGAAGATCCGTAAGAAGGTTCGAAAAATAAATCTTGAGTCCAGTTGGTGCCATCTGTTCCCGGCGCATTCGAAACCGCTGAAGTTTGAGCGCTATCTCCGCTGTAATAATAATGGCCTGACGCGACGCCTAGACTTTCAGCGCTTGTAGGAACTGGCGGGGTGCCCGGAATTGTGTA